GTCTAAATCTTTAAGTCTTTCAATCTCTGCTATTGTATCTTTATCTAAAAAAGGATTAGCTTTATATGTTGATTTAATAAATGTGCAATCATCTCTAGTTATTACTTTATCATATATCCAACTATAAGGATCAGAAGGATTGTAATCTAAATAGACTTTATCTGTTGTTCTAAGTATAAGCTGTTGGTAATCTTCATAAGTAAATTCATTTGCCTCATTAAGCCATAAATAATCACGCTTACGCCCTCTAATCTTTTGCGGTTGGTCAACGCTTATAAACTCAATTAGATTGCCGTTAAGAGTGTAAGATAGTTCTGATTTGTTGTGATATTCTTCTGAATATAAATCTAACTCTTTTAGCAATTCTAACACATCACGATATGCAGTTCCTTTAAGGGCAGGTAGCGTTTTCCTACATATAGTAAATACTTTGCCTGTTTCATTTAATGCTTTTACAATAAACAATTGACAAAGCGAATAAGTCTTACTAGAACGTGTACCCCCTTGTAAGCACGTTATTCTAGTATCTGACTTATACGCCTTGTGAAATACATTTGTAGTATCAATCGTTACCTGTGTCAATTACTTTTATATTTATATCAGTTATAGATTTACCGTCAGTAGTTATATCTAATTCAGATTTCTCAGTATATCCTCTGCTTTTGCCTTTAGTCTTTAAAAAGAATATAGTCGCTGCTGTTGAGTTATCTTGAATCTGTTGATGTAATTGGCTTTCTGCAAAGTCTAAAGCAACATTCTCAATCTCTTGTACTTGCTGTCTAAATTCTTCATCATCTTTAAGCCATTTGTAATATGTGCTTCTAGGAATATCAGCTTTTTTACAAGCTATTGTTACTACCCCTAAACTCTTTTCTAACGCCTTTAATAGCGTTTCTTTTTTAATGTGTCTACTTTTGTTCATAGTTTTTTAGCTTTTTGTCCTGTAAATTGTTCCCACCTTTCTATTATTACATCACAGTATTTAGTATCTAATTCCATTCCATAACATATTCTGTTAGTTTTTTCACAGGCTATTAATGTTGAACCACTACCAAGAAACAAATCTACTATTATACTTAATCCTTTTCCCCATTTATTAAAAAACCATTCTGTTAATAACATTGGTTTCTGTGTTGGGTGTACTCTTTTTTTATCGTGTTCTTTTTCCATTCCAAATATTCCTGCCCATTTAATTCTAGCTATTTCTCTTTTATGTTTGTTTTTGCTCCAACACATTTCAAAGCAACTTCCATACATTTTATCAGCACTTTCATCTAGTCTTTTATCCCAAACTATCCAACTTCCATTATTTTTATTTTCTATATATTCTGCAAAATAATCTGCACCCCAAATAAAAACCTCTTTGCAATAGTCAAAATTTTTAAATATAGTAGTAATTAATTCAGGTTTAAAATCATTGTTATCACCAATAACTTTATTGTATTTATTTCCACCTTTTGAGCCGGTTAATTTAGAATTCATATCTGAATAATCAGTATCTAAATTCATACCATAAGGTGGATCAGTAAATACCATATCAGCTTTCTGTCCATTCATTAACTTTTCAACATCACTTTCTTTTGTGCTATCTCCACACATTAACCTGTGATTACCTAGTTCCCAAACATCACCAAGTTTAACTCTACTTTCTTTTACTTCTGGAATATGGTCATCTTCTGTATTGCCCTCTGTGATTTTATCTATATTAAAACCAAACTCAATATCTTTAAATCCCCATTCTTTTAATTCTTCTATATCAAATTCATTAGCTAGTATATCCATATCCCATTCACCACCTGATTTATTAAGTCTGATGTTTAATTCTCTTTCTTGTTCTTTGTTAAGGTCTAATACAACACAATCCACATATTTATATTTTAACTCTTTACAAATCTTTAATCGCTGATGACCACCAATAACTATGTTTCCATTTTTATTTATTATTATAGGATCAACCAAACCAAATCTATCTATTGATTCTTTTAAATCATTATACTGCTTCTTAGTAATCTGTCTAGGATTATATGTTGCAGGTTTTAATTTATTTATTAGTATTCTTTCTATTTTCATATTGTTTTTCGTATTCTATTTTCGCATAAATTCTTGTGCAAACCAATTCAAGATGTTTTATTTTTGCATATAAATTTAACATTCTATCGTTTTCGCAATTATTATGACAATCGCGGCACAAGCCCATAAGGTTCTCAATGTAATTTAATTGACTATTTTTTCCCGCCCCCATTTTACGTCCCTCTAAATGGTGAATATCTACAGCTCGGTCATTTTCGCAGAGCTCACACATTACAAAACAAGTTTCTCCGTAATCGAAGAAATCCATATACAACCTAGTGTGTTTTTTCATATTTCTTAGGTCTTTTATGTAAATCATCTTTAGGTGATGAATATATAAAATCACCACCACAGGCAAAACATTTGCCTTGTTCTATTAAACTTACCATTGCACAACTACAACAGAATCTAAACATTTGACTTTCATTATTCATTTGTACAGCTATTTTCATATACCTTCTTTATCTTTGCTAGTGTTTCTCTAACACAGCTACCACAGCTAGAAGGTTTTTTATTAGTATTAAATACTTTATTATATATCTTAATTATTAATGCCTGGTCTGAACCTGTTAGTGTTCCTTTAGTTCTAGCCATTACCTCCTCATATATCTTTATTTCATCTTCTGTCATTTGTCTAGAATATGGAAACATTTTATTTAGCTTTTGTTTTCTTTCTTCACAACCACAATCATCACCTAATACCTTTTTAGCTACTTTATCAATTCCTGTAGCTTTTAATACCTTTTCTACTGAATCTCCTAAACCTTTACTTTTTGTCATTTTTTAGTTTTTTTAGTAGTTTATCTTTTACTTTATCATCATCTATTAAGTCTAGTAATCTGTGTACTGCATAACTAGCAGCTTCATTTATTTTTAAATCAAATCCTTCTTTAGTTCCTAATACATAAGTCTTACCTTTCTCATCACTAAAAGAAACCATATCATATTTTTTAATAAGTTCAGTATTAGCTTTTTTTATTGCTCTTATTATTCTGCTTTTTTTCATATAATTGCTAATATAAATAATGTTATTAATGCTATTGTTGTAAATCCAACTATTATATTAGCTATAAATTCTTCTTTATCTTTCATTTTTTAAATAGGTTTTTACGTTACTAATTGCTTTATAAATAGTAGCCCTTGAAATCTTGGTCGCAGCAGCTAAAGAGTTTAAACTGTGTGATTCTCTATAATATATTCTGAATAATTCTGCATCAAACCAGTATAAATCCTGTAGCTTTTCTTCTATCCAATCTAACCTTCTTTCTACTAATTGTTTTTCTTCTATGTCTTTTAATACATTATCAGGGCTAATAGCTTCTATTATACCGCTAACATGATAATCATAATACTTTCTGTATTTATAATAATATCTGCTAGTATTAGAATGTTGCTGATTAATCATAACCCTAGCAATATAAAAAGTCATTTGTTTTTTTTGTATTATCTCGTTGATTCTTTCTTGGTCGCATTTGTATAATTCTTCTATAACAAAACTTAATAAATCATCATGATGTTTACCGCTAGATATATTATACGCCATGTCTTTTAGCTTATAATAATTATCTTCAAGATATTGATTTAACATATTTTATTGATAGGGGGCACATTCATCTGCTTCATTAAATTGTATTCTATATTGCTTAATTTAGAAGATTCTATCTCTATAATGTTTTCAAATCTACTGTGCAATTTCTTATAAATATAATTTAATATAGAATCGTTTTTTTTCAAATCTCTTAAAATAAATGACATTTCAGCACCGCTATCAAACAAAATTATAAACAAGTGGTTGTTAGTATCAACGTAATCATCATACAATCTATCCCTTCTAGTATTAAAAAAAGTTGGTTTGACTTTCATTTTATAAATCCACCCATATATGTTTCTATTACACTAATTGCAGTATCTAAGTCATAGCAGACCTCTGCAATATAATCTCGTTTTCTTAATTCTAATATCCAATACCATTGATCTTCTGTGGGCTTATTATATCCAACCTTTAATTCAATAGCTAGTCCATGAAAATACTCATCTGTC